TGCGCTTTCCACGTGGTGAGAAAGGTGTTTATAAAAACTTTGTCCAGTTCTGTAAGCTGGTCTTCAGTTATTTGACGCCTCCAAAATCATTGAGCTCTTTGTTTTCTCTATAACCGTATACTTGCGCAGCGCGCAGCAATTCCCCGTCGGTGCTTGAGGGCTCGGAAGACGTTTTCGATGACGTGCCGTGCCCGATACAGTTCATGATTGTACGCTCTGTGCTCTTTTCGGCTTTTAACCGGAGGGATGACGGCTGTTATATCCGCTTCCTTAAGCATATCGAGCAGCTCGTTCGTGTCATACGCCTTGTCCGCAAGGAACGCTTCCGCCTCCAAATCCTCCATAAGGAGAGGCGCTTGGCTGCAGTCCGCGACAGTACCGCTTGTCACAATGCCGCTTGCCGGTATCCCGTACTCGTCAACCGTCAAATGTAATTTGCTGTTCAGCCCCTTTTTGTACGACTAATGTCCTGAGTGCCGCCTTGTGCTCCGCATGCGTCCGCGTGTGCTTTGATATACGTCGAATCTATCATACGGATATCCCCGGCAGGCTCGCCTATTGCGGCGTCCGCCAGCGTTTTCCCTATTCCCTTGTCCCGCCGGCGGCAAAACCGCTTGTGCACGCTGTTCCGGTTCCCGAATTCGGGCAGCACATCTCTCCGCGGAGCGCCTGTGCGCGTCTGCCACGCTGCCGTACAAGCACCCGTTCTGGCGGACGCACTGTCCGCCCCTGCACTTTAACTGCCGCTCGACGCTCCGGGCGATATACGACGAGGCGGAGCTTCCGGCATCTTACCGAATGCCGCCCGAAGGAACGGCGGCGGCGGAAGGGTTCGGCGCGTACCCGCTCGACGGCGACTCGTGGTGGCAGGAACTGCCCGCCATGAAGGAGCGCGCCGAGCGCTACGGGGTGCAGGCGGAAATCCGTGAAGCAGCAGAAAAATTAAAAATAGCGGGGACCGATCTGAAAGAACAGGGCGCGTTCAAAAAAGCGAACAAACCGGTCAGGGAATACAAAACCGTGAGCCGGGAGCTTAAAGAGGAATTGCAGAGCGCAAGCGACCAGATATTCCGTTCGGCGCCGGCGGAGCAGAAAGAGGCGGTCATGGAATATACAGATCAATTTTTCTCTGATACTAATAACATGCTGTACGCTAAAGATGATTATTATCAGAGGGCGGAAAACAAAGAGCTTTTGGGCAAAATAAAAACAAGGGTGAGACACCTTGATAAAATCATAAAAGAGTATACACTGACAGACGATATTGTTGCTTGGCGTGGAACGGAAGCGGAGTATTACACCGGCTGGGAAGCCGGGCAAACCTACGAATTGCCCGGCTATGTGAGCACCTGCGTTGACAAGGGGAACGAGATTGTAAACCCGGATTTTATAATTGAAATGTGGATAAAGAAAGGGACAAGAGGCACGTATCTGGGGAACAATTCTGCCCACCCGACAGAAGACGAGTTCTTGCTGGGGCGCTGGCGCAAGTATACGGTTATAGAGAAAACAAAGAGCTCAATGATTTTGGAGGCGTCAAATAACTGAAGACCAGCTTACAGAACTGGACAAAGTTTTTATAAACACCTTTCTCACCACGTGGAAAGCGCACGAGCAGGAATTAGGCAGAAATTACTTGCTATCAGATTTGGATAAACACGGACACGTAGTAAAGATAGAATCGAGAGAGGTAGGCAATAAAACGTGGACGGTTTTCAGGTTCTCAAACAAGAGCGCTGCTATGTTTTATCCCCGCATGAGCAAGTTCAGAGACACCTACGCGCCGACATACGTTAAGGTTAAATAGCGCGGGTACTTTTTCAAATAAACGGCAAAAATAAAAAAGGCGGGGACGCGAGCGGCGCTCCCGTTTTTTTATGCCCCCCTACTATAGACGGCAAAGCGCCCGGCGCATCCGTGATACTCAAGAGCAAATGAAAACGCGCGCGAAGCGGTGTTTTTCACCGTTGCAAAGGGATTAAAACGCGCCGAAGCGAGTGTTTACACGTCCTGCCGGCGCGCGCGCTTCAGAGCGCCGATTTAATAAATTAACACCAGGGGACAAAACATGAAAACGCCCATAACATACTACGGAGGCAAGCAGCAGCTTTCGGCTGCCATAACGCAGTTAATTCCGGAACACCGCGTATATGCCGAGCCGTTTATCGGCGGCGCGGCAGTATTCTTTGCGAAACCCGCGTCTCCGGTAGAAATAATCAACGACATAAACAGCGAGGTCGTCAATTTTTATGAGGTGCTTCAGCGCGACTTCTCTGTGCTGCAAAGCGAAATAAGCATAAGCCTGCACAGCCGCAAAATGCATAAGCACGCCCGCGTAATATATGAAAACCCAGACATGTTTGACAGGATAAAGCGCGCGTGGGCGCTCTGGATGCTGGCGAACACCAGCTACGGGGCAATACTCGACGGCGGCTTCGGCTACGACCTAACCGGGCAGACGACAAAAAGGCTGGCTAACAAGCGGCATGCATTTTCCGAAGAGCTTGCCGCCCGCCTGCAAAACGCGCAGATAGAATGCTGCGACGCCTTAAGAATAATCAGAAGCAGGAACACCCCGGAAACGTTCTTTTATCTCGACCCTCCTTACCCCGGCACCGACCAGGGACACTACGACGGGTATTCAGGCGACGATTTCCGCGCGCTGCTTGAAACGCTTTCAAAAATAGAAGGGAAGTTTCTTTTGAGCTCGTTCCGACACGAAGCGCTTGCCGAATACAAAGAAAAACACGGCTGGAGCCAGTTTGAAATAAAAATGCAAAAGCCAATTGCGGCAAGGGTTTCGCCGTCGGCGCGCAAAATTGAAGTGCTTACGGCAAACTACCCTATCGCCCCGCCTGAAATCCTGCGGGCAAACGCCGGGACAGACAGAAAAAACTGAAAATCAGGCGGGGACGCCGGCGGCGCTCGCCGCCCTTTTTATGCCCCCTATAGAAGGCAAAGCGCGCGGCGCGCGCGGTATACTCACACGAAATGAAAAAAGTGCACACGCTCGAACTAGCAAAAATCGGCAGGTGGGGGCAGGACGGCGCGGAAATCACGCGGCAGGATTTGCGGGAAGTCGCCGAGACATTCGCGGGGAAGCGCCCCGCGGTAATCGGGCACGCGGAAACGGACAAAGCGCCGAAGTTCGGCGACGTGCTCGACGTGCGCCTCTCCGATGACGGCGGCAAAATCTACGGCGACGTCATGTTCCTGCCCGAGGCGGAGGCGCTGTACGAGCGCGGCGCGTACAGCGGCTGGTCCGTGTCTATCCCGAAGCGCGGCGCGGACGGCAAGCGGTACCTGCACCACGTCGCGTTCCTCGGCGCGACGCCGCCGAAGATACCGGGGCTCAAAGATTTAGGCATTAACTATTCGGAAGGCGAAAGCCCCGAAGTATATCAATTTTCCGGGCAGATGCCCGAAGAAGGAGCAAAAATGACGGACGAGGAAAAGAAGGCGCACGAAGAGGCGCTGAAGGCGGAAAAAGACAAGGCGGCGGCGCTTCAGAAGCAGTTAGGCGCGCTCAAAGCCGAGTTTGAAGCGTACAAGGCGGAAAACAAGGCGCCGCCGAAGAAGCCGGAGTTTTCCGACCCGGAAGCGGCAAAGAAGTTTGCTGATATGGAGAAGAAGCTCGCCGAAGTGGAAACGGCGTCGCGCAAGGCTCGCCTCGGCGCGTTTTCCGAAGCGGTAAAAGGCAAAATTCCCGCGGGGCTTCTGCCGAAAGCCGAAGCGGTCGCGGGGCTGCTTGAAGGCGCGGGAGAGGCGGAATTCGCCGACGCGGACGGCAAGCCCATAGACTGGGCGAAAGCCGCGACCAATATGTAAAGGAGAGGAAAAATGGACAACGCAGCAAGCGTCTACGGCGACCGCGGCGTGTGGGCGGATGACCACCCCGTGGTGCGAACGGGAGGAACGCTCACAGCGGCGGCGATAACCGCCGCGCCGAAGGCGGGAACGATTCTGAAAGCGAACGGGGCTAACGTGGAGCCCGCGGCGACGGCGGACACGCCGGTAGGCGTTCTTGCCGCCGATTCAGACGGCACGGGAAACGTGATTTACGGCGTGCACGGCGTCGTTGTGTCAAAACGGCTCCTGGACAACACCGGGGCGGAGGCGAGCGCGACGCTTAAGGCGAAACTCACCGCAATCGGCATATATCTCAAACAGGCATGGGGAGGAGACTTTAAATAATGGCAGGAATTTTAATCAAGCCGGAGGACACTGTCCGCGTAATCGCGGCGCTGCCGCCGGAAACCTCGAACGCGCGCACGTATTTTCAGCGCGTCGTGAGCAAGAACTCGGACATACTCGCAAAAAGCGAGATTATGTCGACAGTCGGCAACATCCCCGTGATTTCCACGGGAGAAACGGGCGTGCGCCCTGCATACGGCGCGGCGCTCGACTACGTCCGCCCCATGTCGGTCGATATTGACGACAATTTTACCGCGGCGGAAGAATCCGAATTCGAGCGCGCGACCTCTTTGGGTCAGCAGCAGATGATCGACGACCGCCTCGCGCGGTGGGCGCAGCTGGTGCGGAACACGACAAAAGCGCTCTGCGCTCAGGCGCACAAGGGCGCGATAGACTACATGATGAAGAGCGGCAACGCGCTCGTCCGCTATCAGGTGAGCTACGGAACCGTGGCGGTAATTACCTCCGCGGTGCAAATCAGCGCCGTTACGACAGGGCAGCTTATCGGCTTCCTTGAGGCGCTGAACGCGAAGATAAATGAAAACGGCGTCGGCGGGGCAATAGACTACGTGTGTTCGTCAGCGTGGTACGCGAAAATAATCGAGCTCGCCTCTAACCAGACGAAGCTGAACGCGACGGTAGGCGACGGCTATATCGACTTTGCCGGCTACCGGATTCGGCGCGACAACGACACGTACAAAGATGACGTGTCCGGCACGCCGACGGTGAAGCGGATGCTCGGCGACAACGAGCTTATCGCGCGGGCGAAAGACGCGGGGCAGGCGCTGTACTTTATGAAGATAGACGACGTCGTGCAGCGCGCGGCGGTTCCGCTCTACGCGTTCACCAAGGTGCGGCACGACCAGCGCGGGACAGACCTGTTCGTGAAGTCAAAGCCGTTCCCGCTTATCAACGTGAAGGGGCTGGCGCTTTTGCGGGTCACAGACCCGCCGACTTTGGACACAGAAGAATAAAAAATGGAAGCAAAAGAAGCCCGCGGGGAAAGCGGCTCTCCGCGGGCTTTTTCCGAGGCGCCCCCTGAAGCGGAGATAAACGACGTCACCGTAAGCGGCGCTGCCGGAGAACCGCTTTCCCCTTATATCGTTGCCGTCCACGTGATGCACGTCGTTTTTCCGTTTGAGTTCATGCATATGGACGTCGCGCCGTGGTTTCTCGGTTTCCCGCCGGGGGTGTCCGCGCTGGTGACGGCAATGGGCGGAGTGGGCGGCTTCACCACCATAGAAATTAGCTTAACCGGTACGCCTTCTGAGGGAATCGCCGGGCTTATTAAGCTGCGCATTCCCGGCGACTATCTGTCCAGCGGCGAAACGCTCGACACGGACGACAATCCGAACGCCGTATGGGATATAGAGGGGCGTTCGGCGCGCGTGAACGACGCGGTCGTCGCGGGCGGCGTGGGGAACCCGCTCGATTACACAATAACCGGACGAATTAATCACGACTACTGGAAAAACATGTCCGTCGACGTGCCGTGCGAGTCGTGGTTTCTTGGCGGTTTCCCGGCGGGACTTTCAGCGTCGCTGACGGCGCTTAAAATTTCGCTCGACTTCAGCATTCACATTACCGGAACGCCTTCCGAGACATTTGGGGGGCTTATTAAGCTGCGCATTCCCGGCGCGTTTCTGTCCAGCGGAATCGAGCTATACACGGACGAAAACCCGAACGCCAAATGGGAGATAGGGAGGGGCGAGGCGGCTATCGGCGACGTCTCCGTAAACGGCACGCGGTACGCGCCGATTGCGCCTGTGTCCGCAAGGATAAGCGCGCTCACCCTTGTAACAACGCAGGGGAGGGATTTTGCGGTAGGAATGGCGTTCGCCAAGCTGGTTTTATTTTCGCAGAGCTTCCCGAAAAGCTCGCGGGTGTTCCTCCGCGGCGCGGGGTGGTATTTTTCGATGGCGTACAGCCCGGACGACATGAGCTATCACCTGCGCTTTGTCGCGCCGGCCGGGCAGCACGATATATGGTCGTCTTTTAACGGGTGGAGCGGCTGTCAGCTAGGGGATTTTTCATTCGACGCCGGAACGCTGACGGCAGCAGGCCCGTTCGGCGCCGCGACCGCGGTCGACATCTGGGACGACAGCGCGTTTTACGGGGCGCGTTTTTATGCCGGCTTCCGCGCCGTGGAGGCGGGCGCGGATTTGAGCGCGTGGTTTACAAACCTGCCCGCGGGACTGTCCGCAAAAGCGGCGGAGGGTGCCGCGGAGGGCGCTCTTTCCGTAGGCGTCACCTTCAGCGGGACGCCGCAGTCGGCGGCATCTGAGGAGATAGAGGCGTTCGTGCCCGGAACGGTCTCGGCGGCGGGAATGCAGCTCGATGTCCAGCCGAACGAAAACGCGGTTTTCGCCATAGAACCGAATCCGCCCGGCGCTACCCTGAGCCAGGACGAGTCGGGCACCGGCAGCGTTCTGATTCGCGGATTCGTAGGCAAAGACATAAGCACCTTCTCGCAAAATCTGCAGGCGTACATAATACTGGACGAAGACACGTTCGCGAGCAAAATCGTTACCGGATACGACATATCCGGCTGGCTCGACAACGCGCCCGGCATATCGCTGACGTGCACCCAGTCGCTTTCGCCGCGCAAAAAGATTCAGATACGGTTCGGCGGGATTCCGGAGCGGCTCCTGTTCGCGCCCATTCGCATAACGATTCCCGCCGACTGCATAGACCAAGACAAAGAGACTTTCGTCGCGGAAGATGACGACAACAGGTTTGAGTTTTATACCGCGGCGTATATCGGCGACGTTACCGTCGCCGGGGTTGCCGGAACGCCTATCGCGCCGGTTACGGCGCGAGTCGGCGTCGTCGGCGACGACTTTTTTGCGCTCCCCGCCGGGGCGCCCGTCGACGAGATATTCCGGAACCGGATTCCCGGCTTGAGCTTCTTGGCGGCGGCGGATGTGCCGGACAAAGCGGATTATGTTGACTGCGCCATAAGCGGCACGCCGCAGTACGCGCTGTCGAACGAGATATACGCCGAGGTACCCGCCGGGATGCTCCGCGGCGGGCACCCCGCGCAGGCGCCCAATAACCCGAACGCGAAATTCGCCATAGAACCCGCGCCGGAGGCGACGGTAGGCGATGTTACCGTCAGCGGGACCGCCGGAGCGCCTATTGCGTGGGTTGCCGCGGTCGTCACCGTGCACGGCGACACGTTCCACTCGGCGCCGCTTGGGACGGACTGCTCCGCGTGGTTCAAAAACCTGCCGGAGGGACTGACCGCGGAGGCGCTGGCGGGGATATTTGACGGCGCGGAAAACGCCGTGCTGGTCATAGAAGGGACGCCGGAAGAGGCGAGCGACGAAGCGTTTGAGCTAGAAATTCCCGCTTCGGCGCTCTACGGGGACGAGGCTATCGCCGTCACGGCAAACCCGAACGCGAAGTTCGCCATAAACCCCGCGCCGGGACCGGCCGCGGCGACGGTGGGAGACGCGGCGGTCGCGGGAACCGCGGGGCAGGAAATAACGCCCGTGCCGATAGAAATCAGCGTGAGCGGCGACAAGTTCCGGCAGATGACGGCGGGGACGGACTGCTCGGCGTGGTTCCAGAACCTGCCGGCGGGGCTGACCGCGGAGGCGCCGGCGGGGATACAGGACGGCGCGGAAAACGCCGTGCTGACCGTGGAAGGGACGCCGGAAGGGGCGAGCAGCGCGGCGTTTTTTCTTATAATTCCCGCCGCGGCGGTGCGTCGGAATGACGCAATACCCGTTACGGCAAACCCGAACGCGAAGTTCGCCATAGAGCCCGCGCCGGAGCCGGCTGCGGCGACGGTGGGAAACGCAACGGTCGCGGGAACCGCGGGGCAGGAAATAACGCCCGTGCCGATAGAAATCAGCGTGAGCGGCGACAAGTTCCGGCAGATGACGCCGGGGACGGACTGCTCGGCGTGGTTCCAGAACCTGCCGGAGGGACTGACCGCGGAGGCGCCGGCGGGGATACAGGACGGCGCGGAAAACGCCGCGCTGACCGTGGAAGGGACGCCGGAAGAAGCGAGCGGCGCGGCTTTTTCTCTTATAATTCCCGCCGCGGCGGTGCGTCGGAATGACGCAATACCCGTTACGGCAAACCCGAACGCGAAGTTCGACATAGGCTCCGGACCGGAACCGGTCGGCGTGGAGTTCGTCGCCCTTTCGGCGAACGGGTCGGCCGACGCGGAGACGAGCGCCGTTTTTCTGGCGTTCAGCCAAGACGTGCCCTCCCTTTCGGCGGGCGATATCTCGATAGCTTTGCCGGGCGGCACTCTCCAGACCGGCGGCCTGACGGCAGACGGCGGCGGGCGATACACGCTCGCGGTGAGCGGCGTTTCCGAAAGCGCGACCGCGACGGTCGCCGTGTCTAAAACGGGCTTTGCCTTCAGCCCCGCCGCGCGGACGGCGTTTGTCTACGGCGCGCCCGTCGCGCAGAAAAGCGCGGCAATCGGCGATGTCGTCGTCGCGGGCAGTTCATTTGTCCCGATTGAGCCCGTCACGGCGCGAATCAGCGTCACGAACGACTCGCTCAGGGCGATAGCGGCGGAAGCGGACGTGTCGGCGTGGTTCACGAACCTGCCGGAGGGGCTGTCTGCGGCGGCGGCGGAGACGGCGGACGGAGCCGACTTCATGGAAGCCGAAATCAGCGGGACGCCCGCGGGCGGAGCCGCGGGGCCGATAGAGGCGGAAATCCCCGCTTCGGCGCTTCACGGCGGCGCGGCGGTTCCCGTCGAAATCAACCCGAACGCCGTATACGCAATAGACGTACCCGCCGCGCAGGCGACAATAGACAGCGTTGTCGTCGCGGGCACGGCGTGGGAAGCGATCAGCCCGGCCGCGGCGCGTTTCGCCATTATCGGCGACAAGTTCCGCGCCATTACGGCCGGCAAAGATTTGTCGCTCTGGTTCCAGAACCTGCCCGCGGGGCTTTCCGCGAAGGCGGCGGGGACGGCGGACAAAAGCGAGCACGCCGAGGCGGTGCTTGAGGGGACGCCCGCGACAGGCATGCTCGGCACGATACAGGCGCAGATTCCCGCCGCGGCGCTCTACGGAAACACGGCGGTAGCCGTTGCGCTCAACGCCAACGCCATATTCGCAATTAACCCGCCCCCGTTCTCGTGGGAGCTTAAAAAAGAGATAACCGACCAGGACTACGAGACGCTCACGCAGGGAGACGACCGCGTCGCCCTGCGGTGCCTTGCGAAGGCTGAAATCTGGGTAAAAGGCAAGATACTTGCAACAGGGAACGAATACAATACAAGCGACGAGGTCATACGGGAGCTTGTGCTGAAGCGCGGCGTGTACGAACTGTTTGTTTTTAACTCTTATGAAGAGCGCGCGGAAGAAAAATACCGCGACCTCATAGAGCTCATAGAGAGCTACTTCGGCGAAGTTGACAGCAAGATACCGGACGGCGGCGGCACAAGCGACGAGCCGTGGATAGGGCCGGCTGTCGGGGCAATGGCGCCCGCAAAGGACTGGGGGATTCGCTATGGGCGTTAGGGTGCTGCACGTGCCGGCAAAGCTGTCCGGCGCGGTCGACTCGGGAAACCTGAGCGAATCTATGAAAAGAGCCGCCGCGTTTCTGAAGTCCTCCGCGCTCGGAAAGATAGCTTCCGGCGTGCCGCCGCCGAACGCGCCGCTGACCGCGGCGGTCAAGAAGGGAACGAAAACGCTGCAGGACCGGGGAATCCTGCGAAACTCGATAGCGAGCCGCAGCGCGGAGGCGCGGGCGGAAGCGAGCACGAACGTAAAATACGCGCGGATTCAGCAGGAAGGCGGCACGGTGAAGGCGCAGGGCGGCAAAAAACTGTGGATTCCGGCTGGCGCGAAAACGCGCGAGCTCCAGCGGAAATATATGGCGGCGAAGCCCGGCGACCTTATAAACGAAATGAGAAAACACGGCTACGTTTTCGCCAAAAGCAAAAGCGGCAGGGTGTTCTACGCGATTCCGCCCGAAGGAAAAAACGGAAAGCGCGGGACGCCCTTCGCGCTTTTTATCCTGAAGGATTCGGTAGAAATCCCCGCGCGCCCGTTCCTTTACATAAGCGAAGAGGACGAGCGGTTCATTATGGGCATTTTTGACGGGGCGGTGACGGAAAAAATTCAGGAGAGGATAGACAGAAATGATTCTTGAAGCGATTAAAGAGGCTATAGAGACGGGGCTGGGACTGGATGCGGCAATCTATCCGCAGGCGGCAAAGACCGGCACGGCGCACATAGAACTGCTCTACAAGGGGATAGCGGCGGCGGGGGAAGCGAAGGGGAACCCCGCGCCGAACGCCTCCGAAACAATTTCTTTTGCTGCGTTCTTCCGCACGGACGGCACCGGAACAAAGTGGCTCGCGGAGACGATTAAGCACGAACGGATGCTGACGTTTCTTGAGACGGAATATCTGCCGGTGTTCATTACGGTTCCGGGCGGCAAGGCGGAGCTCAGGCTCTACTGGAGTCGGCAGGACAAGGGCGCCTTCGAGTATCCTTCAATAGATGACGGAGGAATGCCCGTCTCTTACGCGGCGAAATTTGAACTGAATATGACGTATCCGGCGCATTTGCTGGACGGGGAGGAATAAATGCCAAAAGTAAGCGGGAAAGACGGAAAGCTGTATATGAAGCATTACGGGACGCCGATTAACGGGCCGACGGCGCAGCCTATCGCGGCGGGGTGCTTTTACAAAATCGTAACGCTCGGAAGCCCGACCGGCTGGCCGCCGGCAGCCGCCGGAATGAAGAGCGTCGACGCGGGCGGCACCTTTTTTGTGAAGGCGGGGTTCAGCCTGAAGGCAGGAGACAGCGTGCTGCCCGTAACGCTCACGCCGCTCGGATTCGTGAAGGACACGCCGAAGAGCCAGCAGGGAGCGAGCTTCGACATATCGACGCAGGAAGACCTTGAGCGCGGCGTGCGCTCGTTCGCTTCCAGTCCGTTCACCGATTCGTCGGGGAGCATAACGGGCATCTTAGACTCGGACTCGGAAGACCAGCGGAAGTTCCTCAACATGTTCACAGAAATCTCTTATACGGAGACGGCGACCATATCGCGCAGCCCCGCGAAGCAGGTGCTTGTGGAGCTCATGCTGTCGCGACGGGAGACCTCGACTCCGGGCGAAACGGCTATGTGGGAAAACTTTCCGCTGACGGCTGACAGCCTGACGACGGACAAGCCGTTCGAGGAAGGGCAGCCGTTCACATTCAACTACAAGCTGAACGGCGCGGAACACCCGTCCGTCATTTTTTACACGGTGCCCGCGGCAAGCGAGCTTGAAAAATGGCGCGGGGGACCGACCGCCAAGCGCACAAGCTGGCTCGAAGAGAGCGGACAGTCGGCGAATGAAGGAGGCACGCTATGAAACTGACGGCAGAGCCGAGGTACTGGTTTTATCCCGCGGACGACGAGTCGCTCCCCAAAAGCGCGCGAGTCGCCGCGGAGATTATCCGCCCGACCGCGAGCCGGCGGCAGGAGCTTGTCGAGGTGGTCGGCGAGCGGGAGTTTTACCGCGCGGAGGCGGGAAAGGAGCAGGAGACCAAAAAAACCGTCGTCAAAACGTCGGTCAACACCGGCTTCATCCTCCGGGAATGCGTCGGCAAAATCAGAAACCTTTCGGCGGTAGAAACCGAACGGGACGAGGAACTGGGCGCCGAGAAAAAGACGGAGCGGAAAATAGAGAGCGGCGAGGAACTCGCCGAATGCCGCGCCTACGGAATCGACGAGCTTGTCGCCCGGATTGTGAACGAGGTGCGGAGCGACGAGCTCACCGAGGCAAAAAAAGAGTTTCGAGTAGCGTTCGGAATCTGGCAGGCGGGCTTTGCCGTGCTTGACTGGGACGCGCAGTACGACGAGGCGAACGAAAAAATATGCGGCAAGTGGCTCAAGCGGCGCGAGTTCAGAAAATACCTGACGGACGAGTTCTGGCGCGCTTGCATATGTTCTGGGCAATTCTATGGTGTTTCTTTCTGAAGCGGTTCTGCCGGAAGGCAAGACGGGCGCGCTTTCGGTCGGCTTTTCGGGCGACGCGCGGGACGCGCTGCAGTATGCGGACAAAGAGGGCGCGGAGGCGTTCGCCGCCGGTTTATACGAAAAAACACGCTTCAGGCTGTTTCCAACGCTTTACGCAATCGAAGAATAGCAGGGGAAATTAAGTGCCGGGCAACCTGACCGACAAGCTGACGGTAGAAATCGACGTAGGCACCGGCAAGGCTAAAAAAGGCTTTGCCGACTACGACGGCGCCGTAAGCAAAGCCGCTTCCGCGACGGACAAGCTGCAGGGCTCGCTTGCAAAAAACATAGTGCAGGGGAACCTTTTGAGCGCGGCGATTCAGAAAGAGGTGGGCGCGCTCGTCAGCTTTGGAAAATCGTCTGTCGCCGCGGCGGCGCAGACCGAAACGCTCAAGGCGAACCTGCAGGAGTTTTTCGGCAGCGCCGAGCGCACCGAAACGGCGTTCAAAGAAATGCGCGAGCAGGCGGCGCGGCTTCCTTTGAGCATAAATCAGATAGCCGCCGCCTTCAACAGCCTCGGCGGAGTGGGGCTTGCCACAGCGGATATCGCCCATACGATAGACATGCTCGACGACGCCGCGCAGGGAAGCAGTGAAAAATTCGAGCGCCTTGCGCAGAACTTTCAGCAGATAACGGCGGTCAGGGAGGCGAGCGCGGCAAACCTGAAGCGCTTCGCAAAAGACAACGTGCCGATATACGACGCGCTCTCAAAAGCGCTCGGCGTGTCGAAAGACAAGCTGAAAGACATGGTATCGGCGTGGCGGAAATATCAAAAGCGTTCGAGGAGCTCACCAAAGAAGGCGGCGCGTTTTTCAACGGGCACACCGTGCTGGCGAACACGTTTGCCGGGGAAGTGGACGAAGCCGAAAAAGCGGTAACGCGCCTTAAAGCGGCGTTCGGTGAGACGATAATCGGCGACCTTGCGAAGAAGGCGTTTGAAGCGCTCGGCGGCGCGGCAAATTACGTGGCTTCGTCCATTGAACGCGCAACAAAGGCGGAGAGGGCGCGAAAAGCCGGCGGCGGCACCCCAGAACAGCAAGAGCTTCTTGCGAGAGAGCGATTGTTAGTTGTAAGCGACAATCTGAAAACGCTGTGGACTGATTACTACCGCCTCAAGGCGCAAGGAGAAACAAGCGCCACTGCCGCCGTAAAAAACACAATCAACGGTCTGGAAGAAGAAAAAGACAACCTAGGCAGTGTGGACTGGAAGGTAGAGGAATAAACACCTGACATAAATGGCGGCGATGAAGGAAGCGGTGAGCTTTGCGTAGCGCGTGGCAATTCCGCGCCAGCGCTTGAGGGCGCGGAAGACGTTTTCAATGACGTGCCGCGCCCGATACAGTTCATGACTGTACGCTCTC